AGATTATTATTAAACGAATCATTCCTTCTGAATGGAGAGAATGGAAGATCTATGACCAAGAAACATATGATAATGAAAACAAAAAAGAGATCTTCTTAATTGACAGGGCTTTCTTACCTACTATTGAGACGGAATTTACTCGTAAAATACGGGCAGGTTAATGGCAGACTACAACCCATCAACATGTGATATCACTAAGTGTGTTATAACATCATATGACGGTTCTACAGACGTTGATTTAACAACGAACTTTGTATCAAAGTTTGAAATTAATCAATCAATGGGAGCTCTAGCATATGATGGTAATATCTCTGTGCTTGATACTGCGGGTATATTAGAAGGTTTTCCTCTTAGAGCAGAAGAATACATGGAGCTCTGGATTAAATCATATGATACTGGTTTAGAAGTTAAACTTAAAACTCGTATTCATAAAATTACAGATATAGAGCCATCACCTTCTGTAAATGGCATCACATATAAAATTCATTTTGTATCAGAGACTACATTCGAAGCTGGTAAAAGAAAGATTACTGAACCTTATCAAATGTCGGTTGCCGGAATGGCATATGAAGTATTTAAAAGACACTTTGGAAAAATTTCAGGCGAAGGTACTCAGCAAGACCCATACATTAATAATAGAATATTACCTTTGCAAACAAAAGCGTGGAATATCGAGTCTGAAGTGTATAAGAGATATCTTTACATTCAAAGAACAGTTGGTGCAACTAAAGTTATTATTCCAGATCTTAGCCCACAAGATTCAATGTTCTTTATTGCAGCTAGAGCATACAACCCACAGAGCCCGTCTCAAACATTTAGATTCTTTGAGACATTAGAAAACTATTATTTTTGTACTGACGAGTTCTTCTTAAAAGGTTTAAGAGATTCAGATGTTGAACCTTTATTCTTTTCTCCGGTAGCAGAGAATCTGCCAGACGTACCAGAGTCTCAATTACAAAGAGTTGAAGAAATGCGAGTGCTTAATAAAGGCATCGACTCTAGTACAGATATACATTCTGGAGCTTATAGAAATGAAGTGGTAGAACTTGACTTCATTCGTAGAATACATTCGATAAATAGATTTAATTTTGATGATGCTAAATATGTGGACATGTCTGGCCAACCAAAAAATTTAGATTCTAATCCTCATACAGAGCAGTTTAGAAAAGATACATTTACAAAAGATAATGCTCGTAGATTTATGATATTTAGAAACTACGCTCGCAACGGAGATCTAACAAGTAATTTATCTGCAGATAAACATTTTACAGATATTGTACAAAATAGAGTCTCTTATTTTCATCATTTAAATAATACAGCAGTAGCTTGTGCGATGAAAGGTCGTTTAGATTTACGTCCTGGCATGGTGGTAAATCTTGATGTTAAAAAGCTCCAGGCAACAAACGAAAGTAACTCATTAGTAAATGAATCATTGTCTGGAAGATACTTGATTCAATCAACTAATCATACTCGTGATAATGCAGGCACGTTAAATACTTCATTAACATTAGTTAAATTTGATTGGTCAGCTCCACAAGGAGAAAGAAGACCGGTCACAGATGAAACACAGGTGATCTCAGCATGATGGAAACTGGAATAGGATTAAATAATCCACTATTTTTTGTGGGTGTTATCGAGAATAACAATGATCCTCGTAAAGAAGGTCGTGTACAAGTACGCGCCTTTGGTGTACATGGTTTGAATGATAAGGTGCCAAGAGATTCACTTCCGTGGGCCTTAGTTATGTCTGGTGATTATTCACCTAACAACGTTCCAAAGATAAACAGCTGGGTGTTTGGTGTGTTTCTAGATGGCAGAGATGCTCAAGAACCGATGGTAATGGGACTTATACCAACTCAATACGCAGAGGTAGTAAACCCAAAGAAAAATGGGTGGGGATGGATTCCAACAAACTCAGATAGTGAAGCGCTAGGTTCTAGACCAGAAGACATAATGGAACCTCAACAATCTCGCTTACTTCGTGGTGAAAGAGTTGAAGAAACTTCGGTACTTCAACAAGAAATGGGCAGAGCAAGAAACGTTCAAATTGGTGGATCTGAAACAACATGGGATCAGCCAAACTCAGCATTCAATACAGAATATCCAAAGAACAATGTGTGGGAAACTGGATGCCATACTATCGAATTAGATGATACTGACGGTTCAGAGCGCATTACAGTTAAACACAAATCTGGATCATTTATTGAAATCGATTCAAGAGGAACTACTGTACACAAAACAGTAGGCGATCATTACGATGTATTAGATCGTAAAGAGCATAAAGTAGTTGGTGGAATGAGTACCGTTACAATCTACGGTAACAGCTACGTATATGTAAAAGGTAATAAGATTGAAGAGATCGAAGGAGATCTGCAAACACTTGTTCACGGTAACCATCATTTATCAGTAGGTGGTCAATCAACTATTCAAGGCGGCGAGCAAGTACAGATTCGTGGAGGTGGCGACGTAAAAGTTAACGCTGCATCTGGTACCCTTGCAATTAATGCTGGTAAAGAAATGCAGATATCCGCGGGCGACGTAACAAAAGGTGTTTATGGCGCTATTGCAGTAAAAGGTGAGAAGATTCTTGTAGATGCTACTGATAAACTTGGTCTTCGGGGTCTTACACAGGTTAACATTCAATCTGTCGCTGAGATGAACTTATCAGCAATTACTATGAATCAAATGGCATACGGTACATGGAATGCTTATGCTACAACAAATGCAAGTTTAACAGCCGCTGGTACTACAGAAATTAGTGGTATAATTGAATTAGCAGTATCATCTGGCGCTAAAGTTAATCTAAATGCTCCAGTGATTGCTGCTGATACATTTATTACTCTTGCTAATGGTGTATCTCGTCCTGCTGCTCCAGTTAATCCCGCAACTGTTGCTAAGTTTGCTGTACCACCTATTGGTCAAAAACCATTTGTACCTGGATCAGCTATTCCTGAGATTGCATGGTATGCTGCTACTGTAGAAGCTCCGGAGCCTACATCTAAATCTATGAGTATTAATCCACCCGAAGATCAAGGTTCATTGGGTACTACAGGTTACGTATCACGAGACCACGGCGTAGATGCTGGCCAAGTAACGCGTGGAAATGTAAGTTCACAAATTCAAAGCGCAGCTACTCCACTTCTTGACTTTATCGGCAACAAAGAAAGTGAAGGCTATGACGATATTTCTGGCTTAATATCTCAATCTCGTTATCCTACGACGCCTCTTACTGAAATGACTATTGGTGAAATTCTTGATTGGCAAGAAAGTATTGATACATATCAATTGTCTGAAGCTGTTGGTCGTTATCAAATTATGGAAGATACTCTTCGTGGCTATAACAATGACCGAGATGCTGGTCCTGGCAATCCGCTTTACACAAGAGCTGGACTATCTACAGGTGATTTGTTTAGTCCTATCAACCAAGACATAATGGCGATCGTGCTGCTTGAACAAAGAGGGTTGACAAAGTATATTGATGGTGATATAACAAAAGAAACATTTGCTAACAATCTAGCAAGTGAGTGGGCATCGCTTCCTCTTGTAACCGGTCCAAATTCTGGTAGAAGTAAATATGCTGGAGACTCGGCTGGCAATAGATCACTTACAACTGTATCTGAATTCTTAGCAGTTCTAGATCAAGTAAAATCAAACGCTAACAATCCAGATGCTTTAGACCCAAGAAATGAGGTACTAGAAGGATGAGTAATTGTACATGTAGTCCAGGCAAAGGTGTATGCCGCAGTTGTTTGCAAACTATTGAGCAGCGTAATGCTGTCTCTGCAGGTCCAGTTGCGAGCTTTGCTGGTGAGTATACTTTTAATCAGGTTGCAGTATTCGAAAAACAATTTAAAGATAATATTGTAAATGATGTTGCAAATAATCCCCTTGCAAAACAACTTTCAAAACATCCTGATTTTTATGACTCATTAAGCACTATTAATAACGACTTTTTAAAGCGCGATTATATCAGTCGCATTTTGCCTGATTATAAAGTACTTAATCACAGAGCTTCGAAAGGACCTATTACAGCTTTGGAATGGGCTTCATTTCTAGAAAGTTCTAATTATACTCCTGCTACAGCGATCGTATCTTGCAATGCAACAGGCCCAAGATTCTGTGACGAGCTTGATAAGTTTTATAATGGTGATTTTACTGATTCTGTTCTTGGTGGATTTTGTTCTTTGTTTAGTTCTATATTTGCTGCCATTGATGCTTTCTTTGATATTGTAGATTCTATTGATGGTTTGATTCAAGATGTATTTTCATTCCTGAAAAAGATTAAAAATATTAAAGATGAAGTATTAGCAGCATTTGAAGCAATTAAAGTTAAAGCAATTATTGAAGCTATTAAAGAAAAAATTGGTGAGATGATTGAAGGTACAATTAAAAAGGTTTGTCAGAGTATTGCTAACTTCAATGTAGAAGCAATTACTGGTCCACTTCCTAATCCTTCTCAAGCTCAACAGAAAGTTGTTGAAGAAGCTGAAGATAAAAAGTCAACTTTACAAGAAGTTTGTGGTGAAGAGAATGCAAAGAAAATTAAGG